CTAGCGAAGCCCGATGGCAGCGTCTTCACGCAGACGTCGGCCGCGACGCCTCACCACGGCGTCGCCATAGCGCTGAATCGGATCGGCCAGCGTGCGCTTTACGAAGAATGCAAAGCAGGTCAGCACCGCCAGCATCAGCGCAATGTACAACGGTCCCGGCAGCGCCAGATCGCCCGCGCCGAAGCCCAGCCGCTCGGCGAGGGCGAACACCGACGGATGGGCCAGGAAGACGATGTAGCCGATCCCACCGAGCGGCGCGAGCCAGCGCAGCCGGATACCGGCGATGCGACTCGCACCAAGGAACACGGCGAGGGCCACGCTGTAACTGATGAAGTAGCGATACCAGGTCTCGCCGAATCCGGTATCGCGCGAATAGGCGAGCACGCAGATCGGTAGCAGGAACAGGTAGAACGCCACCACCGCGATACGTGCGTAACGCCCGGTTTCGGGACATCGGCCGTTATCGGACGCCCGCCATAGCGCGCCGAGGAAACACACGCTCAGCATCAGCGGCAAGGCCACGGGCAGCTTCAACTGAAGCTTGTAGCGCATGGCGGCGAGCAGCAGCGTGAAAACGTATTGCGCCAGCAAGAAGAACAGATCTCGCCGTACCGAGCCCCCCAGGCGCAGCGCGAACAGCAGGATGCAGAGCACGTAGAAGGTGATCTCGATCTGCAACGTCCAATACAGGCCGATGACGTTCTCGACGAAGACGAACCCCTGCAGCATCGTCGCGTTGATGGCGATGACCGCAAGGCTGAACGCCTTTGCCGGATCATCCCAGGGAAACATCACCCCGAGGATCAGCGACAGCCAGTACAGCGGAAAGAGCCGGAAGAAGCGCTGATAGGCGAACGCCGTGATTGGCCGCTCGTATCGGCCGCGGCTCTTGTACAACGCGGCCATGACGAAATAGCCGCTCAGCGCGAACAGCACCAGTACGCTGACCTTGCCAACATCCAGTACAGCCTTGCTGACAAGAAACAACTGGGCGCCCATCTCGTCGAGCTGGCCGTCACGCTTCATTTTTGCAATCAGATGGGAATAGGCGACGCACAATGCCGCTACGCCGCGCAGGGCATCGAGACCGATTAGTCGGGACATGTCTGCTGCTCACTTTGGCCGGAGAGGGATAAATGTCGCCAGAGTTACTGCAGAAACTGACGCGAGAGTGCACACGCAAGCGCTCGCCGCCGCAGCGGATCGAGGGCAGCCGGGACGATGGCGAGACGGGAGCGGCGATCAGGCAGGCTACCGCGACAGGCACTGGGCGCCTGGGTAGATGCGAGATCGGAAGGAATCGAACGGCAGAACGCAGGCTGCGCAACAGCGCACTGCAGCCATCCGACGGGGCTGAGTTATCAGACAGTGCCGGTTCGCTTGTCAACGCATTCCGGCGGCCGCCCGACAGATGACATGCCGGCGCCCGCGAGGCGCGATGGACAGGCGAGCGACCTGCTGACTGCCACGGCTGCGTGTTAACCTTGCCGGTTTTCAGCGGCGCCCTCGTTTCCGTTCGGCAGCTGACCCGCTGCCAATGCCTGCGCCCTCAACGAACCAAACCCACGCCGATGACCAAGTCCAACGCCGATCTCTCCGCCCATACGCCCATGATGCAACAGTAGTGTAAGAATAAGGCCGCAGGCCTCGCAGAATCAGCGTTTAAGCGATTCACTGTCTAAAATTCAAGCTGTACATAGCGCATCTACAGGCCAGTAACTGCGCGGCACGCTGACCTAGTATTAGACAGCGTTTCGCACCATCTCAGCCCGTCCGGGCAATCTCAATTCCCCTTCGTTACTTCCCTCGCCCACTCCTGCAGCGCGGTCAGTTTCACGGCGCAGGCGTCGGCGTCTCCGGTGATGCCGACAATACGTCGAGCATCCTCTTCGTGAATGTCGGCTCGCTGGCTTCCATCATCCAGGCGGCCGGCGCCGGTGGAGGCGGACAGGCTACCTGCTGCGGCTGGACAACTGGCGCGGACTGACAGCCGGCGAGTGCCATCAGCCACAGCAGCAGACAGCCGCTCAATTTCTTGCTGTGCATGGCGCAGCTCTCCGTATCGTTGTTGGTCGTTTGCGGCCAGGCGGCCTTCGAGATCCTGCCGCTCGGCCTGCTGCTTGAGGATCACCGCCGCATTGGCCTCGGCTACCTGGCGCAGGAATGTCTCGTGAGCCGTCGCCTGATCCGCCAGGAGCTTACCGTAGGCATTCCCCTGCCACTGCCACGCCCCTGCAGCAGAAAGCGCCATCAGCGCAAGCACAGCGGCTCCTGCGGCGATCAGTTTGTACTGCTTGAGCAGGGCGATCATTGCATCACCTCGCGGACGGCAGCGGCGAATCGTGCAGGCCAGCGGTCCGGATGAGGCTTTCCAGGCCGCCACGTCCTGGCGTACAGATCCCAGCCGCCAGCCGCGTCATGCTCGCTTGGCAGCGGCTTCGGATCGGTCCAGAGAAGCAGTCGGGCGAATGCAGAGGCGAGCACGTCGTCACGCTCAAGCGCAGCCCATACCGCAGCAGGCTCCGGCGCAACGCCACGCGCAGCACATACGCGCCGAGCATGGTCACGGCTCGACGGATGATTCAGCACGCCACGCACGCCGCCACCCTGTTCGAACTGATAGAGCCCGCGTGCCGGCCCGGCCGGCCACTGACGGCGCCGCTGTTCGGGGTCTTCCTGCTGCGTGATTGCCAGCAGCATGATCTCAGCCTCTCGGCTCGACATTCGCGCAGGCAGCAGCGCGAGAGCGGGCGCCATGGCTCGCTCCCGTAGTTCTGAGAGGGTCATGATTTTCTTCCAGGCAGAAAAAAGCCCCGACTGGCGGGGCCGTGTGCTCTTTCGTGCTTACTGCGGAATAGACGCCGCGTAGATAAACAGCCCGTCAATCTGCTGCTCAGTCAGCCCCATCTGCGGACCTAGCGCAGCAATCAGCGGCCAGTCGCGCTTCACGTCGCGCGCGTGGCTCCAGTCGATGCGCGCCGACTCCCCTTCTTCGCCAGGCATACCCGCTATCAGCGCGTCAACCTGAGAAAGAATGCCGGAAAACAGCATGGCTTGGCGGGCTTGACGCATAGTGACCATCTGAGGAACACGAGCCTGTCGCGCCTCTTCCGCCTTCCGCTCGGCGGTGACCATCCGGCTCCAGTCGATATTCATGCTGGCACCTCATCAGCTGGCAGCGCGATAGGGCCGTCAGCGGTTACATGAATCGGCTCAGGAAACGCCACAGCATGCGAAGGGCTAGCCCCGTGCGGCAGCCGCAGCGTCATATGCAGCTCTCCGTCGATGCGCAAAACGTCGCCTACGATCCACGGCGAATCAATCGCCTCGGCCGGCAGCGTCGCGCCTTCTGGCAGCAGGGTGAAGTCGAAGGCCTTGCCGTTCAGGGTCAGCAGGTCGCCGGCACGGGATGCGGCAAGGGTTTCGTCTAGGCGAGCAGGTGAAAAATTAATGTGCATAGTGCGATCCTCTTAAAACCAACGCCCGATTGCATAACCACTAACCACCTGACCCGTTTCAGACGCGGTAGATAGGAGGCGCAGCGAGCACAACAATGTATCTGCGTTATTGGCGCAACCGCCCGCATGGTTTGGACTTGCTCCAATGCTTGTAACAACAGGCGCAACCGAAAAGGACGCGGGAAAATTCCAGGTCGCCAGTCCACGGAAAAGCGAGCCGGTCGCAATGTTCACCGAGATAGAAAGCCACGGCGCGGTGCAAATCTGCGTACCGTCCGCGTACCGAATATAAGACCCGTTAGCATTACTCCCGCGCTCTATGACGGCGCCAGTCGGGACGCCTGATGCTTGGGAGACGGTACCGAGGATATTTGCCCGGACGTAATTTCCGCTTTGCCCAGCAAGAAGTTGGGCAATAAACGCCGACAGCGCCCGCAGATAGTCATCAGTTGTGGTTGGTGACTCGCTTCCGGCCGGCGAGTTGTTACCCGCCGTCGTGGAAAGGTCGTTTATACTGGCCGGTACTGGCATGGAAGACTCCGATTAACAGGTATGAGGCGCCGCCGTGGACTTTTCAGGCTTCACGTTTATTGACTGGATGATTGTTAAAGGCTGCGTGCTGGTTGGCGGCGCCATGGTCTATGGCTTTTGGCTTGGCATTACTGGGCGGTGAGTACAGGTGCGGCGCGCGTCACGCCAAGCAGCCCTTTGCGGACTGCCTCCTGGGTTGCTGGCTGAGCCTGCTGCCCAAGAATCATCGACCGTAGCAGGCCGCTGTTGAGCGTCGAGTTTGCTGCGCGACCGCCAGCCATCAGACCAACACCTATTGGTAGCCCACCAAGACCAGCGCCAACTCCAATACCCGTAGATCCGATGATTAGCCGCTGGAGTGCGCCGTGCGGGCTTTCGCGGGTAACCATGAACTGAGCAGCAATGTCGGCCAGCTCCTGAAGATCCGGACTGTTGACATTCTTCATGTTGGCCAGGCGGGCGATTGAGATGTCACCCTCAGCGCCGTTCTTGGCGATCTTCTCCAGCTTAAGCATGTTGCCGTATTGCTGGCGAGTCGCTGCGAACTTGGCAGCCTCGTCTGGCCCAAGGCTGCGGTCCAGCGCCCCCATTAGCGACTTTTTCAGGTCCAGTGCGTAATACGCCTCCGGCGAGTTTCGCTTGCCGATGCGATCGAGGGTGCGCTTGATGTTGTAAGCCGCCTGCCCGTCGATCTCGCCAGCTGCAGCCTTAGCCATGATGTCGTCGATCTGGCTTTTGATGATTCGCTCGCCGTCACTGCCAAGCTCTCGCGAGGCTCGATTTGCATGTTCTGCGAGGTCGTCCAAGAACGTCTGGTCAACGCGCACGCGGTTGTTCTTCAACACATCATCAAACTTGCTGCCAAGCTCAGTGCCAGCCTTACGCAGCGCCATAGTGACGTTGTCGGAGTCCTGACCGAAAGTACGCGACAGGGCGCGATTCAGCTGGCTTGTCATGCGGTCTTGAGTGGCGACGCGACCACTCAGGGGCATGTATTCCAGCGAAGCAGCCATCGCGTTCAGCGGCTTACTGTTGGTCAGCCGGTCAGCCGGTATCTGGACGCCAAGCGCCTTGGCTCGATCAGCCAGTGCGGCCACCTCCGGAGCGACCTGACCACGGATAGAGCGCCCAAGGCTACGCGCCCCCTCGCCACCGACCTTCATTGCCATCGGAATAGCGCCGCCAACGGCAGCACCCATGGCAGCATCTTTCGGGTTGACCATTCCAGCAGCTACGCCGCCGACGGCAGCCCCGCCAGCGGCGCGCGTGGCGAGCCCGGCCAGGCCAGTCTTGCCGGCAACATTGAGTCCGCCAGTGGATAGGGAGCTGACCAGCGACGGAGCAGCGCCCGCAGCCCTAGCGCCGCCAGCCAGAGCCGGGCCGGCGCCTGCAGTGCCAGCGATCTCGCCTGCAATCTTTCCGGTTTTGTAGAGCATGGAATCAGGCTGCGCGCCCATCTCACGAAGGCCGCCATCGATGCCGGCGCGACGCTCGCGGTTCGACTCCAGCGACAGCCCCTTGCCGGCCAGCGCGTCCTTGGCCATGTCGTAGGGCGCAAGGATCGTAGAACCAATGGAGCCAGCACCACGCACTGCGCCTGCAAGCAGATTGCCGGCCCCCTGGCCGACAGCCTGCAGCATGGATGGCTCAGGCTTCGCAATAGGCTCTGGCTCATCCCAGACAATCGAGCCGGGATCGATGGCTGCCGGGGCGGGCTCGTCCCAAACGATCGACTTCGGATCAATCGCCATATTCCATGCTCCCATCTGAGTATTGAACGACCCTTCGGCCGTCTGCGGTGCGCCCGGTACGGACGACGGCGCGCTGGCCTGGCTGCTGCTGTTGCTGCGGATCCTGACCGCCACCCAGGCGCGCCTTGGCCTTCTGCATGACTTCGCGCAGATCCATGAGCGAGCTTTGGAACTCCGCGTCGCTCTGCGCACGGTTCAGGCGGGCCATTGCGTCCGTGGCCTTCTTGCCTTCCACTTCGGTGATCTGGCCGCCACCCTTGAGCGATTCAAACGCCTGCAGGAACGCGGTGCCGCCGATCTGATCCAACACGACCTGGAAGTCACGCGGAGTAGTGCCTGGCACGTAGTTGCGCGGGTCGAGTACGCCGGACAGACCGGTTGCAGCCTCGCGGCCTGGATGCTGAAGCGCCTTGTCGATGACGCCAAGCTGAGCGGCAATAGATGCTTGCTGGGCCTCTTTCGACCGGTTGCGCTCCTCGCGCTTGCCCTGCAGCTCCTCAAGCTTCAGCTCTTTCTCCTGAATGTTTAGGCCCTGCATGATCTGGTTCGCTTCGCGGGCGATGTCGTTCTGTTCGGAGCGGATGCCCACGCCGGCCCAGCCGCGCTGACTGGAATCGCGCTCGGAAGGCGACATGCCCACATTGAACGCCTGACCGGCCGAGGGCTTGACGAACTGCTTTCGGTCGCCCGTATCGACCAGTTGCGGCGCGACGTAGCCGGACAGGCCAGAGCCAACCTGACGCCCGTAGTCGTCGAGCTGCACGACCTGCTTGCCTCCGTCCGGGCCTTCGATCTCCTGAGTACGGGCCACCTTTGCGCGGCCTGCGTTCATGGCATCGCCGTAAGCAATCACGTCTTTCGGGCCGATGCCGAGCTGAAGAGCGGCCATCGTGTCGAATTTCATGGAGCCGTCATCGCCCTGGGTGTACAGGGTCGGGATAGCGGCCTTGACCTTCTCGGCCTGCTCGCGCTTGCGGCGCTGCTCATCGAATGCACTGGCGGCGCTGTAGCCAGTAATGCCAGCCAAGCCAGCGCGGCCGATGTTGTTGATTGGCGTGTTGCGGTTAGCGCCCGCCAGCCCAGCAAAGCCGGCAGCCAGCAGCCCCTGCCCCACAGGGGACTTAGTGAAGTCAAGAAGCCCCTTCATGGATTCCATCAGAACATCCTCCGGTTATTGCGGCGCTGCGCCCGTGCCTGTGCGTCAGCAGCCAGCATCGGGTCGCCAGACCGACCGGCAATAGCTGCAAGCGTCTCTGCTCCGCCCTGCCCTACAGTTGGCGCAGGAGCCTGCACGCCTGGATCTTCGGAGCCGCCGCCCATAGACCCCATCATTGTGTTCATCAGCGGCGCGTAGGTGTTTGCGGTGCCAAGTAAGCCCTTCATGCCCCCCATGAACCCGCCGCCGCTGCCACCTGTAGCGCCACCAGCAACCGCGGAGTTACCAAGGGTGCCGGACACCAGCGGCTGGCCAAGCCCAAAACCAGCAGAAGGAGCGGACGCGGCCGCAGCAGCGCCAGGGGCAGCCCCTGCAGCGCCACCGCCAAGCAGGCCGCCAATTGCAGGGGCGGCAGCGCCACCCAGGGCACCAAGGCCGGCACCCATAAGCGCGCCCTTAAGCGGCTTTTTGCTGGTCAGCGCGCCACCGGCTGCACCAATTGCCATCGGAATAAGTAGTGGGAACATTATTTGCCGCCTCCGCCGCTTTGCTTGGTGGTACTGGTGGCGCCGAGGTTGGACCCGAACACGCCGGACATGGCCGCGAGCTGCTTGTATGGAAGATCCTGCTTTTCCTGGAACTGTTGGTAGGAAAAGTCTTTGTCTTGCTGCGCCTGATCCTGCTGCAGCTGGCCGGCCGACAGCATCTGGTTGGCATCGGTGTACGCTTGATTGCCGAACTGCTGAGCCATGCCGATGCTTTGCATCTGCCGCGAGCGGTCACCTTCGTAGGCTTGGCCGTACATTTGCGAGGCAACGTCACCAAGGTTGTTGGCGAACTGCTCCTGCAGGCCAGAGTTTCCAAAGCTGCCGGACGATACCGCGCCGGTATTAAATTGAGAGCGGACAGAGTCCTGGGCTCGATTAACCATCTGATCTAGGTAAGGATTTGTCTGGCCGCCCTGAATGTTCTGGTTAAGCGCAGCTTCTGCGTTATCCATGGTCTGCGATCCGTTCATGGCGCGCTGCTGGATCATGGAAACGCCCTGATTCTGGGCTTTATTGAGGTCTGCAAACCGATCCCCTTTATAAGGGTTGTAGGCCTGACTGCTAAGCCCCATGGCCTTATTTGCGTAAGCAGTTGCCAGCGGTTTTAGCTCGGCCGGAATCTCCTGCTTGGTCGTGCTAGACCCGCCGCCACCGCCCTTATGTGGCTGCAGCTTCTGGCCAGGCATAGTCGGCCAGGCATCAATCGCAGGGCCGCCGAACTCGGCGCTTAGCTGCTCGTTAAGGGTCATCACAGTTGCACCTCCAATGTTTCATAAACGGGCGCAAACCCGGCTAGTCGCTTGTAAAGCCGAGCCTGCGCGGGCTTGGCGGCGCATCTCAGCGCAGAACAGCCGTGGGCCTCGGCAAGCGCCTTGGTTTCATCGACGAAGCGCTCAAAGTGCCCGCCAGGCGCCCACAGCTCGTACACGTAAAGCACTCGGATGTTCGGCAGCTGCTCAATACCCAGAACGGCCCAGCCGACTATTTCAGCGCCCTCATCCATGCGAACAAGGATTCGCTCACCGCGGCTCAGCATCATCTTCAGCTGGTCGCCTGTGATCTCGCCGCCAGAAGTTGCGCAAGCTTCGCCAAGACGATGGGCGCCCTCTTTCCAAGCCCGATCGATATGCGTCGACGGGACCACGATTAATCTGCTCATCAGTTCCCCGTCAGAAACCGGCATTCAACCCACGTACCCGGCGTGCCGCCGGAGACGCATTGCCAGCCGTGAATCACGTATTTGTTTGGTGATGCGCCAAGCTCGACCGGGGCGCTGTTGCGCACGAAATCGCCTTGAGCCCACATGCCGCCAGTCGGCTGCGATGTGAGCGCGTTGTAAGTGGCGGCAATGCGCCCTTCAGCCAGCGCATTGATCAATGTCGCGTGCTCGCGCAGAACACGCTCAAGCACTGGATCGCTTTTGGCGACTCGGGGCGTCGGGTTGATCTTGTTCATCGTCTACCTGCCGGCTTGAACTTGGCGTTTACGTGAGTCACCCGAACGGGGCCGACAAAGGTTGCGGTCGCCTTGTGCCAGCGAGCAGCCTTGAGCACGTCAAACTTTCCATCATTCAGCGAACCGCTTGAGCCAACAGCAAAGCCAGTCCCGCTATTGGCTGAATGCAGCGTCTGAACCGTTGCTGATGTGGGCGCTTGAGCGAACCGCAGGCGGATCTGCTGCAGGCGCGATACGGCGTCGTCATCGCCAACCTCTCCCGTCGTCAGGCTGCTGCCCGTCGACAGCCCGGTATAGCTCTTGAGCTGGTTGGTTGAGTCGAAGAACGACAGTGTGCGCGCGCCTGCTGCCCAAAACGGCGAGTCGAAACCAACGCTTGGCAACGTATCGAACGTGGCACCGAAGGTATCCCAGGTGTCGAACGACACGCCCGGCGAGACATGCATCAGCGCGGCCTGAATGCTGCGATCTGCACGCCCCCATTGTTTGGTCTGGACGTGGTAGACCAGAACGCCGTCGCATTCACTGCTGCCGGCTTTCGGGTAGAAGACCCATACCCGGTTGTTCTCACGGTCAAAAACGCAGGTAGTTTTGTAGAGGTAGTCGGAACTGGCCTGTTCGACGAACCAGCGTCGAACGACGCCGTCTCCGAGCGGGATAGGCCGGGTTCCGTCGAAGAGCCAGAAGTTGTCCGGGCCGACGAAGAAGTGAACGCCACCGATATCGCACAGCGCGTGCTTGCCAACACAGCCAGCGTCACCGCCTGCGACCTGCGTCCAATCCCAGATCGCCGGAGTGCCGACATACTGCCCGAGGAACATGGAGCGCTCCTTGTAGGCAATGGCGTACTCACCCAGGCGGGCGCCTGCAGTCAGATGCCCTGGCGCAGCCACAAGGCGGCCAGATGCGGATTGCGTGGTTAGCGATTCGGCCCAATCTGTGTCATCGAACACAGCGCAGCAATGCCATTGATCTGTGCTCGCCCCCGTATTGAGCGCCATCACGAACGAGCCGACCGAAAATACAATATCGGCAATTGGGGCGGTGGCAATGTCTGCGAAGGCCCCAGTAGTCGAACGCTGGATCTTCTGCGCGCCGTTGGCCATCAACGTGGCGTCACCGAACTGAGCGAAGGACCAGCGCGAATCGGCACTGGCTGAGTATCCGCCAACGCGGCTTTGATCAACCCATGCGCCGGCGACTAATTCATAGATGCCGGTCGTTGTAGCGGCAAAGATGCGGCGGGTGTTGTTGAGCTTGTAGACGACGGCAGTGCCACGGCAAGCGGCAGGCAGCGGAGGAATACCAGCGGGCGCGACAGGTTCCGGAGCACCCTCCATGCCGATTAGCGCGGGAATGAGGTTCTGACAGTCAGAAATCAGGCCAGGCGTGGTCTGATCGGCGTCAGGTGCAAATCCAATGAGCGGAAACATCAGCGCGGCCTCGCTACCAGAGGACCAGGGCGGCGCTGGTCGTTGCCTTGCACTTCGGACAGGGCCTGATCAAAGCGCATTTGCCAGACGGAAGGGTCGTCGCCGACGTACAGCGCAGCCTCAACCAGCGCGCCGAACAGGTACAGGCTCCAAGGCCCGTCACTGACCCAATTGTTCGTAGCCGTAGCCAAGGCAGGGATGCGGACATAAAGTACGCCCTGCACGCTGCCCGTGCCGTCAAAGCGCAGATTGGCACCGTCCCATGCGTACATGGTCGGGATGCCATCGCCACCCGCAGAAACGACAGACTCAAGCGACTGCGCAACCAGCGGATTGCGTTCGTAATTGGGCACCCATAGCGCCTTGGCATCGAGTGCGTCGACGGCGGGGGTGATGAGGTTGTCGACGATCGCAGTAGCCGCCAGGGTCAATTCCATCTGGCGAACACGAAGGTGACGGTTCAAGCGCTCCTCAGTCAGCTCGATAAAGTCAGGAATGCGGGCCGTGAGGTCGTCGCGGTTCATCCACTGAGCGACTTTCTCGCTGATCTGGGTGTAATTCATTACTTGAGCGCTCGATTGAATGTGCAGAGGAGCGGATTAGCCTTTAGGAAGGCCATTGCTCGCTTCGGGTCGATCGTGCCGTCCTGGCGCAGCATCGTGGCCAGCTCGGCGTTTGGGATGAAGCCGACGTGGCGCATCTCGCCCCACTTCTCGCCCGCCGTGGCATCGCGCATGGCGGCGGCAGCAGCCTTGAACGGCTCGGCGTCGTAGGACTTCTCGAACACGATCCGGTCGCCCAGGTCGTGAACCGTAGTCGTGACGCCCGTTTCGGCGTCGTGTTCTTTGAATGCGGGCATTAAAAAACCCGCCCCAGTTGCCCAGGGCGGGCCTCATCGTTGCTGGTTAGGCGACCAGATCGGCAATCTTGCCGTGCGCGGTCTCAGCGGTAACCACCAGGCACGCCTCGACGGAAACCAGTTCCTTCTCGGTGTGGCCGGTCTTGGCCAAGCGCTCGGACTTGAAGCCGCCTAGGTAGGCGATGCCAGCGTGTTCCGGGTTCAGGATGAACACGGTGTTGGCGTTGGCGGTGGCCTGCACGTAGTTAGGCACGACGGTCAGCTCACCGAAGTCCGACACGTACACGTCAGCGCCGCCGATGATGGCGCCCTGCTTGCCTTTCTTCACCTCGTGACGATTGGCCGCGATGCCTGCGAAGCCCGAGAAGGTCGCCTTGTGGCTCGGGGTCATCGAGATGATCGACGGCATCTCACCGGAGTTGGTGTAGATGCTCTGCATCACAGACTTCAGCTGCGCCTCGGCGAACGCGCGCAGGGTGCCGGCAGTGACCGGAGCAGTCGACGCCAGGCCGGAAGTGTGCGCCGTGGTCGAGCCGTTCGGGGTGCCGGTGCCGTGGCTGGTGTTGGTATAGAGCATTGCACCCAGGCCGGACGACTTGCGCGCGGTCGTGCTGTTGCCCTGCACGGCCGGGTTGTTGGAGAGCACCATTGCCTCCAGGTCGCGCTTGAGCTCAACCATGCGCTTGCTGATCTGGTACTTCATCTCGGACGAGCGGCCGGCCGACTTGGTCTTTTCCTGGGTGCCGGAGACAACGGCAACCTTGTCGAACAGCTGCACGGTGTTGGCCACGCGCTGGGTCGGCGTTGCGGCAGTCCCGGTGCGGTCATCGCCTTCAATCACGGCGTTGTCTTTGTCCGGGGTCGCCAGAGCGTCGCGCTGCCATTCGTGCAGGCGGTTGGTCGCCTTGAAACGACGGATGGCCGAGACGACCGGGGTTTTCTCCGGGCTGACCATGTAAATCTTGTCTTGCAGGTCTTCGCGGTTACCTACGGCGGCGTAGGAGTCGAAGGTATTGGTAGGCTGTGCCATGTGTGAAACTCCTTACAGGAATGAGGCCAGATCCTCGACGCGGCCGTTCTTCTTCAGGCGGTCAAGGGCTGCTTGGTTCTGTCGTTTGGGCTGCGCAGCCTGCGGCTTGATGGCCGGGGCTGCCTGAGCCACGCGCTGCATGGCTTTGGGTTTCTGCGCCTGCAGGGCTCGCCACTTCATGGCGTCATGCAGGATGTGGACGTGTCGGGCATCTTCGAGGCTGTCTAGCTCCTCGGGCTTGATGCCGTACTCCAGAGCCGCCTTGGCGATCTGCTCGGCGAGTTGCGGTCCGAAGTCGGGAAGACGTGCCTTCAGCTCCTGTTCGGCCTCGGCTCGCATTTGCTGACGCTGTTGTTCCGTCAGTTGCTGCACCTGGCCTTGGGTCTGTTGCAGCGCTTCGTACTTGGCTTGCGCTTCACGCTGTAGCTGCTGATACGCGATGGTCAGCTTCTGCGCTTGAACCGGATCGGCATCCACGATGGCGTTCCAGTCCAGGCTCTCAAACTCGGCCAGCTTGTCCTGCACCTTGCGGAACTCAACGGCCTTTTCGAAGGAGTCACCGAGGGCGCGTTCGCGTTGTTCCAGAGCGTGCGCACGCTCCTCCACGACACGGCGTTGTTCGGCGACTGCTTGGGTCTTCTGGGTGTAGTCCTTGTGCATGAGGACCATGTCCTTCAGTTCCTTCGGAACCTTGTAGGACTTGCCCTCGATTTCGATCAGCTCGCCGTCGTCCTCTTCTTCTTCGGCGTCAGGTTGCTGGTCCTCATCGGCCAGGCCTTCTTCCTCGGGTGCATCGAGTTCGCCTTCGAGCTGTTCGTCTTCTTCCAGAAGGTCGGACACATCGTCCAGCGACACTCCGTCTAGGTTGGTGTCAGTCATCACACACTCCAGATCGCCCAAGCGGGCATAAAAAAACCCGCACTAGGCGGGCTTGGTTGGTTGTTTGGTGGTTATCCGAACATGCGCCGGATCGGTCCTGGCTGCTCGAAGTGCTTCAGCTGCGCCGTGGCAAGCTTTCCGGTTTCGATGTGGCCTTGCAGAATGTCGCGGAACTTGCGGCTGGTCTTGATGAGCTGCCAGAGGACTTCTTTGCCCTCCTTGTCACGAGCTGGACAGGCAATCCACTGCTCCATCACTTCTCGGTCGATGGCAGCTAGCGCATCCTGCAACAGCTCGTTTTCCAGCAGGCTCATGGCCGTCTGGCCGCGCGTTTGCTGCTCGAGCAGGTCGGTATCGGTCACAGGAAGCGCTCCCCTTCGTTGTTGTGCATCGCAGTGCCGGCCGCGTGGATCTGCTGACCGGCAGCCAGGCGCATCTGCTCCATCTGCAGGCGGAATTGGCGGTCCAGATCGGCCTGCTCAGCCTTGAATGCCAGTTCCTTGTCCTGCTTCTGCATCTCCAGCTGCATTTCGGCCTGAGCCTTCTGCTGGCTGTCCTGCAGCTTGGCCTTTTCGAGCTCAACCTTCGGATCTGGCGGCGGCGGGCTGTTGTCTTCCGGCACCGTGTCAGGATCAACCCAGAACTCCTCGGGGTTCTTGAAGCCGGCGTTCTCAGCCAGGCGAGCCTGCACGTTGAAGATTTGCTTCGGACTGAGCAGCTGCTTGGCGTACGGCGACCCAGCGACTGCGGCCTGTGCCTGCGATATCTGCAATAGGAACTGGCTTTGCTGCTGCACGTCACCGGTACCAATGCCGACGTTAATGCTCATGTCGTATTGGTCGCGCCACCCTTGCGGGTCGAACTGCACGAACTTGCCATTGAGCCGGTAGCTCAGCTGCTCCATGCCGTTGTCGGACAGCGTCTTGAAGATGCCGCGGAACATCGGCGCAACCAGGCATTCAGCTGCGATGCGCGCCATCAGCTTCATGCGCTTCTGGCTGGCGTTCATAATCATCTGAGCGCCAGTCGCAGTCTTGTTCAGGGAATCCCCGTCCAAACCCTGCGAGTACCGCGTCCAGCCCGTGCGGTTCTCCTTGGCGCCCTGCAGTTGTTCGAGCATGGGCATGGCTTCGATGCCCTGCCAGCGCTCACTGTATGGGCGCACAGCGCCTTGCACCTTCTCCCGAATCACGCCGCCTGGGCGACGGTTGAGCAAGTCATCGATGTTGGCCAGCGGGTTGCCCTGCGAGTCAGTGAGAACCACCGTCTCCTGATTGTTGGCCAGATACAGGTTGTCGATCTGCTGCCGCATGATCGTGGTGTGTATGCGCTGGAAGTCCTCGACCAGATCAGCCACGGACATGCCGTTGAAGGCATGCGTCATCAGGTACGGCGACCACGCCGCAATCGGCACATGGCCGCACTCTTCGTTGAGCAGCACGCGATCACCCAGGCGGATGATGTGGCGGCGCTCAGCAATGCCGTCACCGTCGTAGTCGCACAGCACGTACTCGTCACGCAAGTAGCCGCGCACCATTGATTCGTCGGCGGTGTCTTCGTCTTCCCAATCATCGAACCGGCCGCCGTTGTTCTCACGGTAGTCGGTGACGTTCTCGTAGACAGCCGCTTTGACCTCGGCGGCGTCCACGTTGAAGCCCATCTCGCGGATTTCAGAGACGCTGCGGCGGGTCACGTGACAGACATAAGGGCAGTCATCCAGCAGCGGCGAGTCATGCCGGCGAGAAACCTGCAGCTCCTCGGGCGGAATCGCCACGATGCAGCACTTTCCCTTCTCCTCGATCGTCTTGATTTTGACCGTGAAGCGCCTGGGCAGCTCGGGCGGCATCATGCCCTGAGCCAGCATCTCGGCGGCGGCCTGCTCGTATTGGGCAAGCTCCTGCTCCTCTGGCTCAACCTCTTCCTGTTCGATTACCTCCGCTTCCGGATTGCTGGCCAGGAACTCAGCCAATTGCATCTCATCAACGGCGCGGTAGGTGTTGAACGTCGGGATGCGCTTTTTTTCCCAGAACCACTTCACCGAGCCGGTTTTGAGCAGCAGCGCGTCTTTCAGTGCGGTATAGAGGATCAGGAAGCCGTTGTTCTGCTTGTAGAAAACGTAGTTGCAGGCGTTGGTCACCTGCTCAGCGCTCTCTTCGTCCTCCGGGCCGACCGGCTCGAACACGACAGCCTTGTCCGAGCTGGTGAACACTTCGATCAGATCGGGCAGCATGCCCTCAACCGCGTCGAACACGTCAGACGAGACGACAGCCGAGCGGCCTTCCTCCTCGTTACCGTACGGCTCACGGGTATAGGCACGCATTGCCCGGGTGCGCTCTTCCTGCAGCTCGCCATCATTGAACAGATGGGCCTGGCGCGCCTCGTCATCGAGGAACGACAACAGTTCCGCGTCGGTCATCTTGGTCATGAAATCATCCGGTTTCGGTATTGGATCGGCTGAGCCGGTCGATTTGCAGGGAGTTCGTAGGCCACGCAGAGCAGGCCGAAGGCATCAGCAGAGTGAGACGCCCAGTCGTGGGCAGGGCCAAGGCCGATGCCGCGGATCTCGTCGCGCTTCTCGTGATACCAACCAAGCGCCTCGCGACCGCCTTGCGTTGTGTCCTCGTTGAACCACATCGACGGGAACAGCCTGCGAGCCGCCTCTACGCGAAGCATCGCCGCACCCTTGCCCTGGTTAGGGACAACGGTCACAACGTAGCCTGCAGCCTCGAATGCGGAGCGATACGACACGTCATGAACCTTGTCCTGCGTGTCGCCGTCGTGCGGTAGCCAGATTTGTGCTCGATCAGGCGTGTAGCCCTGCGAGCGGAGCCAGTTCAGGTGGGCCTCAAGTGGCTGCCCCTGCTGCTCGTAGTGATTCAGGATGCGGATTTCGCGGCCAATGAACTGCGCAGCCCAGAACACGAAGGCATCTGCCTTAGCTCCGGTGCCGCCGATATCAGCAAACAGGCGAATGGTCATCAGCGGATCAGCTGCGACGCGCCCAATGCGATTCTCTGCCTTGGCCAGTGTCAGCGGCTGCGCGAAGTAGGCGCCTGCAATGGTCGTGGCGTACTCGCCTTCCCACACATGGCCATATTGATCGGGGCGCTCAGCCTGATCGCGCACTCGTTCGCGCTCGAGCTTGGCCGGGAACTTCGGGTTGTCCCGCCAGTTCAGCTCAATGACCTTGACCAGCGAGTCGTTAGCGAACCTGAAGCGGCTTTCGACCGGCGCACTCTTGCGCTTTGGGTTCCAGGTGACCCACAGCTCGGCGTTCCAGTCGCTACCCTCTTCACGCAGCGTCGGGATCAGCGTCAGCCAGGCCTCATCGGTGACAGGCTCGGCTTCGTCCACCCAGCATATGAGCAGGCGGCCCTTCGATTTAATCGACGCAATGTTGCGGTCAAGGCCGGCGAAGGCGAACTGAATACGCCCGTCCTTCGACTTGATGTACTTGTCGCCAACGTCGTAATAGGCAGCGAGGAATGGTTCCTCTTCGATTGCCCGCTTGCACTCCTCCAGCGAAGAGTCATCCAGCGAGTTCATGAACTGCCGGCCGCACAGGATGATGCCGGACTCGCCGTTCATCCCGTACATGTAGCCGCGCACAGCAGCCATCTTGGCGAATGAGCGCGTCTTGCCCGACCCTCGCCCGCCATAGGCGCCACGAACGTCAGCGCGCCCATGGAACACCGGCAGCAGCTTAGGCGGCAGTGCTATCTGTACTGTCGTCACCTAGGGCCACCAGTTCAATGCGGGTCACGGTTTCAACCGGACCTCCATTGGCGCCGGTCAGCTCATGCTTCTCTGTGTACAGCCCCGCTGCCTTGCCACGGTTCGTTTCCGCCGTGATGGCAGCGCTGTACTGCTCAGCCTGCAGCGCCTTGTCACGCAGCATCTTGAGGTCTGCCAGGTGGCTTTCCAGCGTCATCTGAGCGGCCTTAGCAACGGGCGCCCTCAGCTCTTCAAGCCTCACCCTCACCTCACCCTTGCCAAGTAATGCGCTGGCCTTGTTGTGAATGACGGGCTCACTCATGTTCTCAGCGCTGTAAGAGCGCCTGTAGGCTTCGCTGGCATTCCCCGTCTCCAGGTAGGCCAGACAGAACGCCTCCTGTTTCGGGGTCAAGCTCATGTCAGGAACCTCTGTGTTGTTTCCACTCCCTTCTCCCCACCTTCCATGCCTCTGCGATAACGAGCCCGACGAAGCAGGCGGCGATGTAGAGGATAAGGAGGGTGGCGTGTAGGCGTTTCATGCCAGGTTGATGCTTACGTGCGAGAGCAGCCATAGCAGCGTCTCAATTGCGGCCCACCCAGCGACGGCGCACAGGCAGCCAAGGAAGATGAACACTCCCGTCATATCTGGTAGTTGGCCCATCAGGTCCACCCCTTCGTCATACAGCCGCCTTCTTCTCTCCCCAGCGGATAGCCAGGTCGCGGATCTTCTCAGTGCCGAGGAAGCCGAACAGGCCGCCTACGAATGTCGCCATGTTCTGAGGAAGGCCAACCCATTCGAGCAGCGGGACCATTGCCAGCGTGGCCAGACCACACAAGGCGCTCTCTAAGAACATCTGCCGGCGATTGCCGCCGCCGTATACCACTCGCAACAGGGCGATAGTCACGGACAGGCCGAACGCATACAGGCTCGGGGCGATGGTCTGCAGCCATGCGAGAGCCGCAGCCCACGTTTCAGGACGGTCGGGCATCTTCATATCTCGGTTATCCCGCATGGGGCAGTTGGTAATAGGTCCGGCCGCTCTTGCTCATGCCGTCAGCTCGGAGCGATGAGGGAGAGGCAAGGCGGCCAGAGTGAAAAGATCCCGACTCCCCGCACGCCTGCAGGGCGATACTCGTTATCGAGTCGCACAGTGTGCTGCGTTGTGGCGCTAGGCCGATTCGCAAGCAGGCCGGGAATAGGGTTGCACTGCATTGCACGTTAGGCCGCTTAAGCTGCCGTGGCGCTGCACGTTAGTGCGCGATGCGGTGCGAATGGGTTGGGCGCATGGTGGCGAGCCACTCAAACGGCCGTTAGCGCCCGAAACGAAAAAGCCCCGACCGAAGTCAGGGCTCTTGGATTTGGTAGCAAGGCATGGAATCGAACCATGCTGAACGAGCTTATGAGACTCGCGACATCACCAGACAGTCGACCTTGCTAGCAAGTGAAGCGGTAAAACCGCAATCTGTGGGAATACTCACATACAACTGGCGCCACGTCTAGTCTTTTTACATGTAAATTTAGGCGGCCTCAGCGTAACTGCAGAGCATAGCGTCTACCCAGGCAATGCCAGCAGTCAGGAACATCTCTGCCTTGTTGTGGTGAACGCCCATCGCGCGGCCCAATTGGCGATAGCTAGTCATGCTGTGGCGATACCAGAGGAACAGCGCATAGGCGGCCTCTTGGTAGCGAGCAGCCATCCGGCACACCAGGCGATCAATCATCATGGCCGTCTCCTCTTGGATCTGAGGAACTTCGCCGCCTGTGTTGCCCATCTTGTTGCACATCAGCGCGTATGTCGGGGAGACGTAGCGCGGCAAGCCGGTCTGACAGCGAACCCATATGCCCCATTGGCTCAGCAGATACTCGGTGCTTAGGTCTTTCATGCTGCTTCTCCCCTCAACATATCCGCCGATACCGTGATGCGCCCTACTTCGCCGTGTTCGCTGTGGTAGGTGATGACCTGAGCGTCCCGGCCTGACATCCACCCGCCTCGGCTTGCATGGCTATCTGGCGCGGCCATGGTGCGGTGTTGCTCAAGGCACATGGTGTTCGTCTCGCGCACCACTCGATGATGGAGATGCCCGGTGTGCGCGTAGCTGTGTTTGGTGCGGCCGTAGACTTCGCGGAACTTGGCAATGAATACCGTCTCTAGCCCGTCCATGCGCTTCTTGTGGCCATGATGGAAGAACAGCGAGGTCTGGCCGTGCTCGATGCAGTAGTACGGATCGGGGCGGGTAATGACCTCAATGCGGGGCTCCTCGGCATACAGGGCAGCGAATAGCTCACGCAGCCACATGCTCGACGCCAAGTCGTGGTTGCCCTCAGCCATCAGCAGAATGACCTTCTCGTGCTTCTGCAGCAGCATCCCGGTCACGCGGCGGATGACACTGATCGCCACGCGCACCAGTTTCTGGAAACGGGTGTCAGCGTCGACCACATGGCCGGACGTTGGGGTGACCGCTTGAATACCGTCCCAGTGCAGGAAGTCGCCAAGCTGAGCGAATACACCAACCCGCGCATTCGGAGCCTGAGCGATCGCAGCGCCGAACCAGGCGACTAGCGTGTCCTCTGCAATCCGCATATCCCAGTCAGCGCCCGTCTCCTCGCCCCAGGCATTCATACCCAAGTGGTAGTCGGTGATGACGAAGCAGTTCAGGAGGTGAGCCAGGGTTAGAGGCGGAGCAGCTATCGCCTGCTCTGGCTTCAATTCTCTGCGCATTGCCTTCATCGCGGCCTGCATCGCCTTCAGCTGCAGCTCCATATCCGGCGAGTACCGAGCCCAGGTGTTCGTGACCTCGCCCTTCTCGTTGCGCTGGACGGTCACCTTGCCCATGGCGAACGCTTCCGGCGCCTGAACGGTCAGGCCGTGCTCCGGGGCAATGCCGACCTTGGCCAGCCGCGCCTTATGCGCAGCCACCCGGCGAGGATGCAAGCCAAGGATTTCGGCCGCAGCAGTAACGGTGCGCCCCGTCAGCGCCGCTATGATTGTGTCGTCGTCGTGCTTGCGTGCGGCCATCAGGCTGCTCTCCCCTGCTGCATCAGAATTCGGATTGTCTCGATAGCGCGCCCGCTCTTGATCATGGCGGGGTCGCAGCGGTAGACGCGCCACCCAAGGCGGGCAGCGGCGTCGTATTTCTTGAGGTCTGCAGCGAAGCCGGCGCCGCGGGTGTGTCTACCCCCAGTCCAGCCGCCACCTTCCACTTCGATCAGCAATCCTTGCTCTGGCAGCGCGAAGTCAGCGCGCCAGTCCTGCAGGCCAGCCTTGGCCAGACGCTCACGCAGGCCCTTACCAGGCCCTCCACAAGCTTCAGCAGCGAATCGGTACTCTCGGATGGCTTCGATGCCTTCCGCGCGCAGGTGAAGCGCTAGCGCGTCCTCAGCCTGGCTTGCGGTGGATTTTCCCGATCCAGCACTTTTCGCCGGCTTGAGCGTGGTTTGGGCTGAGGCTTTACGGATCGGGAAAGTCATCTACTCCCCCTCGCCTTCAGCGCCGCCACAACGGCAGGTCGCGCACTCTCCGGAACAGCCGCCAGCAGAACGCTCCCCTGCCGCTGCTTCTCCGGCCCCTTGAGGTCGCGCACCTTCCATCTGATGAGGCAGGCCGTCTTGTCCGCTTCGATCAGCGCCCGAGCATCGGCAGTCAATTCCGCCAAGTTCAATCCAGCAGGAGCCGCAGAGGATCTGGTCATTGGTCATCGCCTCAGTCATCGGTACGCGCTCCCTGGCTGGCCCGGCTCATTGCTGCCAGTGCATTCGTTACGGTGGTCATTGGCCTTGGGGCAGCGCTTGTTTCCGCAAACTGGGCACAGAATCATCTTCACCATCGAAAGCGGAATGCCACCAACACCAAGGCCTTGCTCGGCGATACACCGGTGGCATTCGCACTTCTTGGCCGGCGCAAAGCTGAGGTGGCGCTCAGTCGGGAACGACACGTCGATGCCTTCCACGGTGCGCGGGTCGTTGAAGCCCTTCTGCTCATCCGTGCGGCAGTCGATGGTGTTCTGCTGGCCAAATTGCGCTTCTTGCACATTGCCCAGGTGCGCGATCAGGCGCTCCAGGTACCAGCGAGCCTTCTTCACGTCCTCGATGCCGTTCTTGGCCTCGTAGCGCCACAGGTACTTGATGATGTTCGCGGTGCAGGCCGCTTCGATGCCGCGCTTTTCCACGGTGGCCGCTTCGATGGCGTCGATGCACTCAACCGCGCCGCGGGTGTAGTGGGTTGGGTTGATAGCGTCAGTCATTGCGGCTTCCTTGTGGCTCTGTTGTTTGCGATCAGGGGGAGTTGGCCGGGCTTTAGCGGCCATGGGTGTTCCTTGCGGCAGTCGTGGCACCAGACGATCTGGCGGCTGCTGAATGCCGTGGTGTCGTGGTTGGCGTTGGTGGGGCATGGGACTTTCATGCGGCACCTCGCACACTGATCAGCCCGGCCTCGTACCAGCGCATTTGCGTCTCAGCGAGAGCGCGCAGCACGTCGCGGAAGTCGATCTCTGCCTTGATCCGGCCATCGAGACGTGCGTGGCAGGCGTCGCAAGCGTGGATAGCGAAAAGGTCGGGTGTCTTGATCCCTACGCCGCGCATACCGACCGGCAGATGTGCCAGCACCACCGTGCCGTCATCGTGGCCGCAGCCCGGCAGGCGAAGGGTGCAGGACTGGCCGCGGGCGCTGTCGCGCAGCTTCTTGGAGACGATGCGGGTCATTTCGATATTCTCGTCATGCCGCCGCAGTGCTGGCATTTGGTCTTCTGCCGATTGCCGAGGCGCTTCATCTCGTCGGCGTAGCGCTCGTGCAACTGGTGATACTTCGTCTCCTGGTTCGCCAACTGAACCAAGGCGTACATCGGATCAATCTTCTCGTTGCAGTCCTTGCAGGTGACCTGAGCGAGCGCCTTGTCGATGATGAAGCGGGTATGCCTGCACTTACTCAGCTGCCACTCGGGCACCACCTCCAGCACCCGGCCGGATTCGAGTTTCGGCTTTACTGGCAGACGGGTTACTTTGTCGTCAGTCGGTATATTCATGCGGCAATCCCCCAATGGTCAGCCGTGGTGAAGCGCACGCCACGCTCAGCGGCGAACGCCTCCATGACCTCGAACATGTCCGAGAACCACTTCTTGCTCTGCTTGCGGGTGGAGATGCCCAGGACGACGAACCCGCCATCGAGGCCCGGCACGGCGCGCTGCTTCTCGACCGAGGCGCTGAAAATGTGCTTCCAGTCCTCTTCCTTGAGCATCTGGCCGTACCACTCAACCTGGCGGCTGATGTCGCGCAACATGGCCCACATGCGCCGATTCATGGCGTCCGAGCGGACTTCCTCGCGGATCGTCCAGGTGTAGCCGGCGTTGAGGTCGATCTTCTGCAGGCAGGCGACGGCACGCTGGCGATCCATCTCGTTGCGCAGGGGGAAGGTTGGGTTAGCCATGGCGGCGCACCTCCGCCAGGCTCTGGCACTCGACGCACAGCACGGCCCACGGGGCAGCGCGGCGGCGCGCGTGAGGGATCATCAGACCGCACTCCTCGCATTCCTCAGCGCCCTGCCCCTGCAGCCTGGCCTGTACCAGCGCCACGCCACCTATACGATCTGCCTCCTCTAGGCCAGTAGCGCGGTCTGTTACGTCGGGGGCTGTGCGGGCCTGGTGGAAGGCGGCGGTGATTTCCATGTAGTCGGTCATTTATGCAGCCTCCCAGAGATGAAGTTGACGGCGCAGGTGCGGGGCGTTGGCCTCGAACACGGCCCGGGCGAAACCCTTCGGCGTGGCGCTGCGGAAGTTGGCGCGCTCGGGCCCTGGCGCTGCGTAGTGAATCCGCGAATCAGGCTCGCCCAAGGAAAAATCACGATCTTCGTCTGGCATGACGAATCCACCGCCAGCCCAAAGACAGGTCAGCTTCACGTAGTTGTCATCCGCGCAAAGCTTGGTGAACTGGTACGGGTGGAAGGTGTGGCCAGGCACTCCAAAAATCGTGCTGAAGACGCTCCGCGGATTCTCGAAGAACCAGGGCGCGCCGCTGATCTGGCCAATCATTCGGCACTGTTCAGCAACGAGAGCGGCTTTCGCCTGGAAGTGCTTGTCTTCTGCTGCCTTGGCAGCAAACCAGCGAGCGCCGGAGATCGCTACGTCGGTGCAAGGCGGGAATCCGGCCACGAACACTACGCGGCGACCGCGGATGATCTCGCCAAGGCGGCAGGCGGCCTCAAGCACAGTGCAGGGCAGGCGCTCGATACGGCCGTCGTTGCTGTACTTGCCGTGCTGCGGGTCGACCAGCACGGCGTCATAGCCGGCCTCGACCCATGGCTGGACCATGGCGCCGGTCAGATCGCAGAGGGAGATGATGACTCCGTTCATTTCCGTGCTCCTACGCCGCGCTGGGTGCTTCCGTCAGCACAGACGACGCGATGGTCATTGCCGCGGGATAGGCCTATGCCTGACCCGGTTGTGTGTCGTATCTGGTAGCCCTGGCGCTGCAGGAGCTGGATGGCGTGCTGCTGGAGAGAGGTCATGCGGCGGACCTCCCGTAGCGGGACGCAAGAGAAGTCGTCTTTGATGTTGCCTGCGGGCGCTCCTCGGGCTCAGTCCAGCCAGCTGCGAGCTGCTCAAAACGGCTGTACTGGCCAAGGAATGCGGTGCGGACAGTGCCGGTCTCGATGTCACGCCCTTTTCCGATGATCACTTCGGCGACACCCTTGTATTCGGTGTCAGGGTTGTAGACCTCGTCGCGGTACACGAACATGATGATGTCCGCGTCCTGCTCGATAGCTCCCGATTCGCGCAAGTCTGAGCAGACGGGGCGCTTGTTCGGGCGCTGCTCGCACTGGCGAGAAAGCTGCGAAAGAAGGATCACTGGAACTTGCAGCTCCCTTGCCATTAGCTTGGCGCCGCGGCTCATGGCGCTGACCTCTGTCACACGGTTCTCGCTGCGACCTTCTGACTCAAGAAGCTGCAGGTAGTCGATGACGATCAAGTCGAGGCCATAACGGCGCTTGTGTCGGCGTGCGGCTGCGCGAACCTGGCTCATGGTCATGCCTGGCCGATCCGACATTTTCAGTCCAGAGTCCTTGAGCTTGCCGGCTGCTGCATTCAAGCGCAGACCGTTCTCGCCATTGGCGCCGCGGCCGCTCTTGATGTCCTGGAGCGGTATCTTTCCCTCGGCCGCAAGGAAACGATCCATCAGCTGACCGTTGCTCATCTCTAGGCTGACGATCAGCACCTGCTTGCGCTGCCGGATTGCAACATCAGCCCCGATGTTCATGGCCAGCGTGGTCTTTCCCATGCCAGGACGGCCGGCGATGATGATTAGCTGCTCTGGCTTCAGGCCTTGCAGTTGCTCGTCAAGATCGCTGATACCGGTGCTCAGTCCGTCCAGCTTTCCGCGAAGCTCTTCGCGACGCTCCAGGACCGGAAGATGCTGCTCCAGAACATCCCAAGCTGACACGATCTCTGCCGATGCAGACTCCGCGTCGACGCTCATCGCCTCGGACTGGATAGCCGCGATCTTGTCCTCGACAGGACGATCACTCGTGCCAATCTCGGTTATCTTGGCGCCGACAGAGAGAATGGCTCGATCAATAGAGCGCTCGCGCACGATGCCCGCATAGTCCTTTGCAGACGCAACGCTAGGCGTATTCTTCACGACCTCGGCGGTATAGCCGAGAGCATGAACGCCATCAGCAAACACGCCGATCTTGTCAGCAACGGTGAAGTAATCGATGGCCTTGCTGTTTGCCTGCAGCGCCATGATGGCTTCAAAGATCTGAGCATTCTCAGGCCAGTAGAAATCCTCGGCGCGTAGATCAGCAGAAAGCACATCAATGAGCTCGGGACGGATCATCATCGCTCCGATGACGCCCTGCTCGGCTTCTAGGCTATATGGCTCACGCATGGTAGTTTCCCTCCACGACCTTTACGAAGTTGGAGGGGCAGATCAGCCAATCGAAAGAGGCACGAAAAGGCTTGCCGCCGTTCTTGCCCTGGGTGCGCCCCATAAGAAAGTCGGAAGACTTGACCGTCTCAAAGTAATCACGCCAGAAGTCGACGCTCTGGTGAATTGGGCTGTCGTTCCAACGAGCCTTCAGCTTTGCTTTACGCTCTGCATTCAGGATCACTACTGCAGGCAGCGCAGGAGTCAGAATCTCGTTGAACAGATCAGTAATCAGTTGATAGGGGCACCGATTGAGGCCCTCTTGAGGGCCGCCCTGATTACTCCCTGTATTATTCTCTTTTGTATTACTTCCCTGCGTGTTTTCCGAAGGGGGTTCATCGCCTTTTCCGAAGGGGTTCGCAGCGTTTTCCGAAGGGGTCTTCGGTTTTCCGAAGGGGTTCTTGATTCGAATACGGCGCTCAACAACGCGCTTGCCATCTCGGATCAGCTCAACGTCGACCAGATCCTTAACAGCCAATCCGCTGATGATCTCGGAAACGCGAGAGATAGAAAGACCGAAGAACTCGGCGAAGTGCGCATTGCTGGCATAGCAGCCGCGCTGCTTGTCTTGAAGGCTACCGATCTCGACCAGCATTACCTTCTCAGTAATAGACAGGTCGTAGTCCAGCCAAAGGTCGGCAGGAATCCATACACCCTGGAATTTGCGAGCAAGGTTCGTCATACAGACACCCCTCGCGACAGGGACTGGCGCTTACAGATAAACATGGTTTAAACTCCGTGCGTGTGCTGCATTACAAGGCTTTCTTCGGTTGCAGCCGAATGAGCCAACGAAGCCCGGAGGTGACCTAAACAGTCCCTTCGGGCTTTTTGCTTTTCAGAGGGGCGAACACATACAACGACGCGCTTTGCAGCGATCATTGCTAGGTGTTGGTGAATGGATTTGTTCACTTATCAGTCCCTCATTTCGGGCTATTCAGCCCGGCGCCGAAACGGTTGAACCGTCCCCGGCATGCTTCTTGGCCTGGTGCGCTTGGTGATGGTGTCTTGAATGCCCTTCTTCGCTAGCTCAGCTGGATCAATACCCAGCTCATGCGCCATATGCGTCAAAAGCTCCAAATCCTCATCGTTCAACAGCTGCCCCAGGTCCATGTCGGTGTTGTTGGCAGACATAGAGGCCCTCGTATGGGCCTTCAGGCCGCAGTGATGCTTCGCGTAAGCTCTTCTCGCTTCTCGTCGATCCAGGATTTCAGGATCTCGCGTGCCAGTACCGCCTTCTGCGTGCGGTGAATGGTTGCGAGGTTCTCTAGAAAGGCCTCGTACTCGTCGTCGAGACGAACCTTTGTCTCGTTCCGGTTTTTGTGTCGCGGGTCTGCATACATGGCGATTTCCTTATGCGGCTACGAATTGGTTACGCGGCTTCTTTGCCGTCTTTTGGATTCAGCAAGTCATGGAGATCGGGTCGCATGCCAGCCAGGGTCAGCTCGTTATTACTGGCCTTCTGCAGACGAGCAGCGAGCTCGGCAGATGCCTTGCGGTGACCTCCGGCCAGCTGCCACAGGTAGGCAACGGACGTGGAGGCGGCGGAAGCGAGAGCCTCGCGCTCCTGTTCGTTGTGGCTGTGCAGCCAGTCGCGGATTTGGGTGGACATTGGGAATCTCCTGTTCATACAGGAGCGAATTTAGCGTGCCGCTAAAGTTTGTGCAACAGGGAGTTTAGCAACGTGCATATTTCATCGTTAGCGCCAAGCTGTAATCCTATGCGGATGGATATCTCATCGATTCGCCGACAAAATCTGCTATCTCTCCTGAAAGGGCGGTCTAAGCGCGTCTGCGCGGAGCTCTGGGGAACGTCTCCCTCCTATGTAAGTCAGATGCTTTCCGACAAGCCGACGCGGAACATAGGGGACGACATGGCACGGAGAGTCGAGGTCGCGGAGCTCCTACCGCATGGCTGGCTTGATCAGCTACACGACGAAAGCAATCGCACGCTGCTAAACAATGTCCATACACTGCCGATATCGCGGAATAGCGAGCTGGACCTGCTTGGGGATATCTCCTCGTGGGACGGTGAAACGCCAGTGGAGGACGAGGAAGTGGAAGTACCGCTGTTTAAGGAGGTTGAGCTCGCAGCAGGAAGCGGATCGGCGGCCGTGATGGAGATTCCCGGCCGGTGCATCAGGCTTTCTAGGGCGACCCTGCGCACCTGCGGTGTCGACCCGGCAAACGCAGTAGCGGCGCAAGTCACAGGCCGCAGCATGGAGCGCGTCATTTTCGACGGCGCAACGATCGGCATCGACCGCGGCACAACGTCGATCCATGACGGCGAAATCTACGCCATCGACCACGACGGAATGTTGCGAGTGAAGTACCTCTACCGGCTTCCAGGCGGCGGACTGCGCCTCCGGTCGGAGAATGACGCCGAGTTCCCCGACGAGCACTACACGGCCGAGCAGGTCGCGGCATCAATCCGGATTATTGGATTCGTCTTCTGGTGGTCCACCATCCGCCCCGTCAACCGACGAGGACGATCGTTCTGAGCACCCCGCGCCAGGTCACTCTTTCCTGGCGCTTCTCTTATCGATAACAGCACCCTGATAGTCAGGCAAGTAGGCCGCCAATTCGTCGCGTAGCAACACGCGCGCGCCTTCCGTGCCTAGATCCTCGACCAGAACCTGAACGGCAAGCCTAGCAAGCTCTGCCGAGCTTCCTGCTGCGCCTTTTAAGCCGCCGTCCAGCCACTTAGCTTCGACGCCTCCTCTCACAGTCACCCCTGCCATAACTACCTCCTGTCGTTTTTCTGCCAACCAGCGCTCATTTCGCTGCGTCAGGGTAAGACCTGCTGCGGCCTATTTTTATCCCCGCGCTAAATATTTAGCAGAAAATTTAGCAAGACCTGTTGACGAGGATTTAGCATGGCGCTAAATTTCACCCATCGACGCAGCAGCACCGCGTCAGGGCCTGAAAAGCCCACGCTCTTTAACAAATTGAGATCAGCGCGGCGGGGTCTGCTTCGGCATCCAGCGCGCTCTAAAAATTCCCCGCCCCATGCCAGCTCTGGAACTGGCCGTGGCTCCACATGCAGCCACGCGAAGTTGCGCAACCGCCGCCCTGGAAGACGCCAGTAGCTGACCAGGGCCTGAGACGACTCGGCATAGCGCGCAACGGAGAACGGAACATTCACTGATGCCGATTCGATGAGTCGGCATTGGGAATCAACCGGAGAACGGACATGACTGATTTTGGCGTAAGCGAACAAACCGTAAACGATGCAGCTGAATCGTGTGCCCGCCGCCTGGCCAAGTGGTTCGGCGGCGCTGAGGAAGCTGCCGCAGCGATGGAAGCCGACCCGATCGCGATGATGGAAATCGCGCTGGCTGACTTCATGAAAGCTCAGCGGGCGCTGACGCTGAAGGTGCACATGAACCCGCGGCCATTTGCTCGCGAGTGCGCAGAGTTTCTACAGGCAGGCGGAAAGCTTCCGGCCTAACCCCACCCCCGCAGCTTGGCTAAAGGCTGCAGCGGGGATTAACAGAATGGAGAGAGAGATGAGGACATACGTTGTTTGGTGCCCGGACCTGGGCCAGGAGCAGGAAGACGGCGCGACGATCCCGGCGACTGACCCCGCCGATGCGGCAGAAGGGTGGGCGGAATGGCACGACCGCAGCAGTGCAGAATATCGGATTGCCAGCGGGCGCGAGGAGATCGTGATAGTCCGCGACGTGGATACCGGCGAGCAGCGCGAATGGATTGTGCGCGGCGAGGCGATGCCGTACTACACGGCGCAGCCTGGGGAGTCCGCGACGATCCGGGCGCAGGTGGCGCCGGGTCGGTGGGAGGATGTACCTAGACGTAGCGAGGCAAACAAATGAAATGGCAGCCGATTGAGACTGCACCAACAGACGGCACACGCATCTTGCTACGCGGCAGGAACGGCAGGATTGCTGATGGACACTATGGGCAGCCGGATGGTTTTGCAAACCCTAAGCGGTTTGTTTGGCCGTACATCAATGCAACCCCGACACACTGGGCTCCGCTCGCGTTGATTGCTGCCAGCCCTGAGCTGCTCGCGGCGCTGGAGTCCGCGCAGATGGCTCTCATGGGATACACGCACCAGAACGCGGTCACTCTAGCGGCGCTGGAGAAGGCCCGCGCAGCCATCGCCAAGGCACGCGGCACCCCATGCTAA